GGGTCTATGCCCAAAAATACTAGGCAGTCAGCTGATGTAATCCAGGTGCAGGTTTGGGTATAGGTGAGCGTACCGAATGGGTCTAAATAGTGGCGTGCTACATCTGTGCCGGAATCCCTAAACAGTAACTGTTCTGGTATCAGCTCATCATAGTTAAAAGTGAAATCACCCTCATCAGTGATGCCAGTAAACAGATATAGAGGTACGGCTATGAGTAGCTGTGAGCCATCCATGCCATCCCCTACATCTGCCAGAGTAAATGACTGCCCGACAGCAATATCAGTTTCCTCTAAGGTTTGCACTACACAAAAATCACCTATACGCATCGAATGCGTAACGCTAAAAGCGCTCATCAGTTACCACCTATCAGATGTAGGCGGCCTTAATAAATTTGGTATCGTCAACCATCACGGATGCGAAATAGCCACGCCATGCAATGGTTCTGGCCAAAAGGCTCACGTTATTTACAGAAACGGCCCCCAGTGGGGTTTCCCAGTTCTCAAATGCACCAGTAGTACCGTTACCAATGAGCAGGGTGGTGCTAGCAAAATTGCGATCTACTACAACACGCAAACCAAACGCATTGCCAGCTGTGGTACCTGGTGACATAGTGCCGAATGCGTTCATGGGGCCTGCCACTGGGAATAATGGCCGATCACTTGTATCGGTCAAGAGTCCTAAAGATTTCCATCTGTCAGGAGCGAGATACAAGGTATCTGGCAGGTTGCCGTTAGATGCTGTGAGAATGTCAGAGCTTGCTGTGTAAATCCATGTGGCCCATGCTGCAGGGTCAGCTAGATCAGCTGTAGCGAAGTTATTGGTGTTGGTGGTGCCAGCTACAAGAGCATCAGCGGCCACATTATCTGTGGTGTTTGCATAGATGCGGCCCATGTCATCTAACAGGGCATTGAGGACTTCTGGCGAACTCCAATCAATTGAGGCCTCACTTAATTCGACATAGCCACCATAGATGCCCTTAGTTACCTGAATGTCATCAACCACAAAAGTACCAGCCTGAATGGTGGAACCCTGGGTAACTGCAGCCTGTGAAACGTTGGTGGTCACTTTTGCTCTAATAAAAACCTTGCCCCCTTGTGGCATGGCCTTAGTGCCACCCGTGCCATCAATGGCAGGCCTCTGGCCTATGAAATTGTTGTAAACGCCCTGAACCACAGGAATCGGCAACAATCCATCAAGATCAGATGTCGTAACATCAGGAGCTGAGGCCTGAATGTTTGCTGCAAATTCTGCAAACTCTGAACCTCCACGCACAAATTTAGTGATGTACTCACCCATGCTGGGCATAGTGAATTCACGCTTAACTGTGGCGTAAATAGGTGTGGTGGGGATAATCGCTGGGCTGGCCAGTTCGACTGCTGGTGATTCACTCATGGGTTCTGTTTCCTCTGCTGGTAGTTCTGGTTCTTGCTCTGGTTCTGATGACATCTGCACGCTAGAAATTCTGGCTGAGTCAAATGCTGGTATACTGACTAACGATAATTCCGACCAGGTGGCCGATTCCACTATCATCACCCCATTATTATCAAATTTATATTTTGTGGGCATACAGCCAATGCTCACAGCATCTATAGCGCCCATGCTCATCAGCTGCATATAGTCACGGCCATCAGCTGTATTAGCCAGTTTGGCCTGAAAATACATTCCATCCTCCTGAGGGTAACGCTCTGTTACTAACCCCAAAATTTTTGATTGGTCATGGGATGCGATCAGCTTAGGTGCACGCCCATCAGCTGAAATGCTCCCACGCTTAAACAGCACTTTTTGACCCAGTGAATCTGTAGTGGCGACATCCCAGGGCACAGCCTGGCCCATAATGGTACGGCTGTTATCACTATTGGTTTCTGTGGCACATTCTATTTTTAGCTCACGGTTCTCAAAAAAGATCATTAGATGGTTTCGCTCTCTCGCTCACTGGCTGATGGTTCACTCATAATTTCTGGCATATACGTTTCACCCAGGTAACCATCCATATCAAATTCCACATGGCGGCCTCTAGGTAAAATGTTATCCATGCTTAACGTTTCCTCTATGCAGTCAATAAACGGCCTGGCACCAAACAGATACAAATCCTGCCTAGCCTGCTGTGCATTTTGATAGGTCATACCTGTACCTGCTGGAGCGTTCACTAAATACGCTGGAATATTTGCCACTCTGGATAATTCGACTGCAGCGTGTTGGCGTGATTCGATCAGCTGCATTTTGTCAGGGGTACCGTCAAATGGCACAAAATTTACAAATTCATTTAGAGCGCCTATAGCGTTTACGTTTCGTGCAGCGCTCCACGCCTGTGCTAGTTCACCCAGCTCTGTACCGGTCATAGGCTCGCCACCTTTTTGCTGGAGATAACCAGCGCCAGTTTCCTGTGTAGCAAATCGCCTAGCTGAATCATCCAAACGGATAGCAATATCGACTGCACGTGCACCCTGAAATAACAGGCCATTGATAGGTGACAGAAACTGTACAGTGTCCTCAGTTTTTACTGGTTGCCCAGCGAAAAGTACAGCGTTACTAGGGCCGAACCACTGGGGCCCATTCGCATCATTAAAGCTGGTCGACCCCATTGGTAGCCAGGTGAAACTGGCTGGCATCCCATTGGCGTATCTACCTGTTACCGCCCATGTGGCACGCCCATAAAAAAATAGATCAGAGAATGTGTTAGCCATAATAAAATTTCTGGTAACTCTGGGGTCAGGATGGCTGAACCAGGACTCACCAGGTACATAAATTTTCTCGTACTCTTGCCCATTCCATTGGAGAGTGTAGGAGCGTAAATCTAGGCAGCCGATCATGGATGCTATTAGGTCTCTGGCTCTTGAGACTGTGGGAACGCTGAGCGCTCTGGTGACAGCTGGCCCCACTGTGTACTGGTAGAAACTGCCAATGGAACTACCGCCACCGCCTATAGCTGCACGTACCGCTGGCTCTGTCTCTGGTGCTAGTTGCGTTTTCTTAAATATGGCCACGCTGTATTATCCCCTACTCATGTTTTTGTTACAACTCACCTAGCTGCAAACGCTGGTTTAGCAGTCTGTTTAGGTTTGGATGCGAGCGCTGAGGCCCACACTAGACATCTGGCTAACTCAATAGGCCCAGGGGATTTTTTTGAGCTGAGCGCCATGCCATCAGCCTGTTTACCCATTACGGCCCTGTTGCTTTGTTCTGCTAACGAAATCTCGCCTGTGTGAGTTAGTCGATTTTCCACGATCATGTTACGCACCAGGCTAGTGAATTTGAGTAATTCCCCATAGCCCACTATTTGCATTCGCCTCCTTAAATCTGGTGGTGTGTGAATCTCCAGTGAGGGTGTTACAGCTAATGTTACTAGTGGGTTTTGCATCACTCTGGTTACCTCAGCCCATGCCTCTGCCTCAGTTTGTACTACAAACTCAACGGTACAGATAGGGCCAAATGTGCCGTTAGCTGCACGCACGCCACAGTAGGTGGAGCCATCTAAACTGGAATCGATAGCGATCACGCCTCCCTCTGGCATGGGTTCTATAGCTAGGCGTTCTGCCCACATTCCGAACGGTAGCCAGGACTGTGCAGCGCTCACCCATACGTTCATATGTGCCCTGAGCCATCCAGCCCTATCTGGTGAGGCAAATGCAGCCTCTAAAGCATCCCAGCTAATCGTTCTGCCCAGGCTGGGGTTTGCATACACCCACCACTGCCTATCCTCCAAATTTACACCACTGGGTGGCGACCACTCAGCAAAATATAGTTTTCCAGGTTTGCCACTGTCTATGGCATTGATGGCCTGGCTCCTGAGCTGCTGCATCACCACTGAGGATTCATCACCTGCTGTACTCCACTGAGAAAATAAGGGTGAGCGCCTAGCGATCATGCTCGGTTTTAGGGCACCAATGGCATTGGCATCCAAATCCCATATCTCATCTGCCAGGAGCAAATCGACTGATAGGCCATGATTTTGACCTGTGGCAGCCACACATTTAATGGTGCTCCCATCTGGCATATTGATCGACTCACGGCCATAAGACCAAAAGCATTTAGCACCAAATTTAGCCTCCAGTATGAGCGCCATTTCACGCACCAGAGCGCTGGCCCTATCCAAACGGTTAGCAGTCACCACCACACTCTGAGCTGTGCCACGCCTCATAGCAAACTCTGTGACCCACCAAATACCCAGCGCTAGGAGCGCTTTAGATTTTCCAGCCTGGCGGCCTGACGTTATCAGCGACTCTCGAAACTGTAACTCTGTGCCGCTATCAGGACTATGCCCAGGAGCACACGCCAGCTGGCCCGATAATGCCACCACCTGCCAGGGGAACAAATCAACACCTAAAACCCTGCTAGCAAAAGATGCCACAGCAGGCCCATAGGAATCAGGATTAACACCCACAGTTTCTAACCTAGGCTCAGTACGCCCAAACTCTGGCAAATCAGCCTGAATCGCCTCAGATTCACTGCTCAAGAGATACGGCTGGC